CAACATCCAAAATACCAACAGTGGTTTGTGACAGTTCATAGCCAGCAGTACCGTAAATGGCGGATCCGCTTCCGTCCAACATTGTTCTGACGTTACCGTTAGATGCGGCAGAGTATGTCCCAGCATTATTAAAGCCAGCCGAACCGCTAACCAAAGATACGTCACGATACTTGGTTGGACCAAATACGCCGAAGGGCAACCAGCGAGTTTCGCCAGAACCAGCAGCAACATCGTCATTCATTACAACACGAATGTAGTTAGACTGGTTTTCAAACTCACCGTATTCTACGTTACGCTTATCTGTTGCATCGTAAACTTCGTACTTGTCGCCAATTCTTTTGGCGATATAGTTTTCAGAAGCTGGATTAAGATTCAACTCATCAAAGCGCTCCAGAATGACCTGTCTGTTATCTGTGTCTGACAGTCCACGTACCAATACAGAAAAGCTTCCGTAAGATTGATAGTCTCCTGTAGGTGCTTTAATATTAGATATAGATATTTTTATTTCTCTCTGTGCCCACTCACCTGCTGTCAGGGCTTCGAGGCGGAAAAGTCTTTGCTGACTACGTGCAGTATAATCTGCGTGATTATCAGAAAGATCTTGAGAAATAAACCAACCTGTAGTGCCCTTTGTGGCACCAGATCGCCAATTGTTTTGCTGCTGTGTGGTGCGAGCACCATTTACAGCCATTGGCAAAATTGCTGCGTGATACTTGGTTGTATCACCACCAGCCAGCAAGCCAAATCCAGCAGAACTTGTGTGCTGGTAAGAATATTCGAAAGACTCACCAACCCAGTAAAAACCGCCTTGGTAATATGTTCTTGTTCCAGCGGCTGTAATATTGCTGTTCGTGATAGTTGGATTAGTGTTTAGTACAGTTCGAATAAAGTTAGGACTAGAGGGGTCCAAACTAAGCACTAATTCGTTACTTGTGCTGCCTGTTACAAATCTCAACCTAAAGCTGTCGTTATTAGCAATTTCATACAATGTGCTACCTCGGGCAGAGGAAACCCCAGAGCCAGAGACAGAGCCAGACAAAAGAACTCGACCGTTTGTGTAAAATTGAGCAGCTACAGCACCAGTAACCTCGGCAGAGCCCTCGGTAATCGAAGCTGATGGCCAAACAACAAGTGCAAAGACACCGCCGTCGTTGTTTTCGTCTGCGTTATTAACTTGCCAGCCTGCCTTCCCAGCAGCAGCCACGCCAGACTTCTCATCACCAAGGACTCGGAGGAAGGTAAGAGGAGAGTTATTTCTCAACCAAGCCTTTGCAGCATATGCAGCGTAGGTTGGGGCAGTGTTGTTGCCTTCACGCCAGGCGTCGCCACCTTCGTTACCAGCTACAGGAGCACCAAAAGTCTGAACAAAGTCAGAAAAAGACTCTATTCGTACAGGTTTGTCAGCGGGTCCTTTGCGGGCACGACCAATAACTACTGGTCCTACCTCAGCAGGTGTGGCTGGAAGTTGCGATTGATCTATCTCATCAACAAACACTCCAGGTGAAATAAACTTAAACTTTTTAGAAGAGTTGTCAGCCATCGAAATGTATTCTCCTCGGTCTTATGCGTATAGTAAGGTATTCAAGAATTTACACTAAATACCAATAATAAATAGTAGGGCAGCTTTCCAAACGCCGAGACGATTATCTTCTGTATTTATCTTTTCTGCCCCCGTGGAACTCGGGCTCATCTCCAACCACTGCCCTTTCTCTACCAATTGTGACTTCGGCAGCGGATTCACGAGCAATAACAGCAGGTACATCTTCGTTCTTATCTGCGCCCAGGATATATCCCAAAACAGTTATTGTTGTTGTTGATTTAAAAATTCTCTCGTCTGTGTCAAGTCCTGAGTTGTTTCCTTCGTTTGTGAAAGTCTCATCTCCAAAAGCTTCATAGACGTTACCTTCGTGCTCAACCTTAAAGGCCACTGGAGTTGAAAATCTGCCCATAAAAGCAGAGATAATCTCATTCATCTGCTGTTGATATTCAGCTATCATCTTAATTTCATAAGTTACTTCTACGTAAGTTGGCATTGGTACATATAAAGTATCATACACTACTCGCTGGTTATCAAACGGAAATGTTGGTTGATTAAACTTTTTTTCTGCCGACGCATTAGCTCGATCCCTTGATTTTTCTTGGTTTACACGGCGAGCAATTGGAATAGCTCCTCCACGCTTATAAAAGCCGAAGTATGGAGGAATATAGACACCATACTTTCCTTTGTTAGAAGGATTGTTGACCATTTGACCACGAATAATAGAGATAAGTGGGTATTCTAATGTTCTGCCGTTCTTGCGTAGTTCAGGGTCGTCTTTGATTGAAAAAGCACGCTCTGGAGAAGCGAAGAGGACAGGCACCTTACGAAAGCCCTCATTTGTATTGCAAAATACATTTATATCATCATTTACGTAGTTAAAAAGAGCCCTATCGATATCCTCAATAGTAGAGGGTCGAAAACCATACTTTGCGTCTAAATCTTGGTTTAACTCTGTTCTTTTAGGCATAGTCTAATTTCCTATAATCTTTTCCCTGGATTGAACAGACCTTTGCGGGCTTGTCGGCAGGTGGCTTGGACTGCCATGGCTTGTCCATCAGCAAAGTCTGCGTCTTGCCCAAAGAGATACCTGGAGTCTTCAAATACATCTACAATCTCAAAATACTGAGCATCGTATTGAATAAAGTCACCTGGGCGTACAAATAGGTTTTGATCTTCTACAAGCCTTCTTTTATGAAAGTTTACTGTAATATTAAAAATACTATCAAATCCATATTCGGTTTGTGTTCTCGTTGATCCTTCATAGTTTATCAAGGAATAGACACGGATTGGTGGAAGGAATGTTTTTTGTATTGCTTCCCCATAAAGGTCGTTATAATTTGTGGTTTTCATATCCAAAGAAAAGTAAAGAACCTGTTGACCAACAACGTGTTCAATGACCTCGTCGTTGATTTGCTTTACAAAATCTCTCTCCGCTTTACCAACAAACAGTGGCGGGGGAGGAGTAGCTGGCTGTGTCCATCTGTTCTGAGCCATCTATCTAACCTACATAAATGCCCATTGGGATCTTCCCAACGACTTCTTGAAGGTTATTCATCATCTGAGCATCGCCTTCGGCAAGAGCACCGTAAGCCATTTCATCCAAAACACCCTTAAGTTCATCTCTTAGGGCATTTTGTTCTTCCTTTGCCTCCGAAACTAGAGCGGGGCCGTTAAGAGTGACTTCATTCCCTGGGATTGGTATTGAGGCGAGCTTGGAACGCACCTGACCTAGTGTTTCTTTTGCCAATGATAGAGCAAAACGGCGGATCCACTGCTTACCAATACTATTAATATTTTTATATGGAACATTTGGGAATGGTAAAGTGTTCATATTGTTAACACCATCGGCACCATATTTTCGATCGGACTCTTCCGTGAAGGCATCCTCTGAGATTCTAAAGTCTACCCAAAACTTTTTTGGACGAACTGCGGTCGGTGTTGGGAAAATTCTTAACTTATTATTGTTGATCCTAAAAGAGTAGTGAGATGCCCTTACATTAAGATCTTCCTCAAAAGCATAAGCCTGAAGAACGTTTTGCCAAGCTGGAACTAGCTGAAATTGGCTATCATCGGCATACATCCCATAGGTAGAAAGGTTACCTACAGCACCAATTGAGTATCCACCAAAAAAGTTCCACATACTTTGAGGAGTTTTATAATAAACACGCTGAATGGTTATTGCACTTGTTCCGACACTATTTGAAAATGGAGAACCTGCTTCCAAAGACGCACTGTAAATAATCGCTTGCAAATCATAATCTTGTTGATCCTTTACCGCATCAAATGAAGCAGAAAAAATTGTCTGTGATGCTCCCACACCAGCGTGAAGACTGACGCCTCGACCTACGTGAGTCGCATAACCCAACTGGAAGCGAGGATATTTCAGATTAGGCTTAACATCTGTACCGTTTGTATAAGATACAAACTCACCATCCTCGTCAAAAGACCCAGTATTATTACCAAGCATATCTGAAAGAACATTTTTTGCCTGATGGGTGTTAATTAAGTAAGAGTACTCTAGGCAAGCCTCTTCATAAGCATTATATACAATAGAAGGGGTAATCTCTAAGTCTAATACTCTGCCGCCAAGCTTATTATAAGTGTAGGCTACCTGATCAACCGCACCACTTATGAAAGAGGGAGTATTATAGATCCCATACGAAAGAGAGCTTATAACATCAGTTAAAGTTCCTGTCGATGGTAAAACAACAGCACTTACTGTACTTACTGGTTGTAGGTTTGTAGGCATTAGTGATCCTCGCTTATTGTATAAATAGTTTTAGTCTTCCCTATTTTATCCGCAAATAAGAAAACCCCGCCACAAGGACGGGGTTCTCCTAGGTTTTATTCAACTCTACAGAGTTAATTAGTAACCAGCAACGTCAGCAACCAAATCTGTGCAGACAACGAGTCCGTACATATCGGGTCGTACCATCTTCTTGGCGTAGCGAGTCATGACTCCCTTACGAGGTACGAAGTCCTCGGTACCAAAGATGGTGGGTGTGACTTGCAGCGGGACGTAAGGAGCGTAGACATATCCACTTTCGAGGAAGCTATTGCCCTTGCGACCAACCAACAAGAGGTTGCGGGTGAAGTAAGGATCGACATAAATGTCCATCTTACGACTGATAGAACCAACCTGTCTAACACCCCAAGAGCCAGCAGCATCATCGACAGCAGCAGCAGCACGGAAACCGGCTGTAAACTCAAGAATGTTAGCAACTTCAGGAGAGCAAACGAGGAAGTTTGCGCCGCCACGCAATGTCTTGCGGTGGATGCGAGCACTTACTTCGTTGACTGTTTCAAGAAGTGTTTCGTACCATTCAGAAACGGTACCAGTGAAATCTGGATAGGCAGTGCTGCTAATAATAGCGCCAGTTTCACGGTTCAGGAACTTACCAGGGCTGCGAGACCAGTACAGTGTACCAGCGGTTGCACCCTTGACAAGGTCTTCAAGAATCTCTTGGTCAATCTCAAGAGCAACTTGCTCAGAAAGAATGCTTGTCAACTCAACTTCAGCGTCGAGGTTGTGATAAGCGTTCAGATCTTGAGCCAACTCGGGAGACCACTTAGCCTTGAGCTTCTTGGTGATAGCTGTTACGGCAACAGAATCAACCTTAATGTCGATTTCTGGAATGTTGGTTTCAGCTTCAAGACCCCAGCCTCGGTTGGCGGTGTCCCCACCGACGACAGATCCTAGAGCACCACCATTACCAAACTCATCAACGAGCGGGAATGATACTAGTGGAGAACCGACGGTCAAAGCGATTCTAGCTTCGTCAGCGTCTTGAGTGCTGAGAGCAACCAACCTAAGGGTAGATTCGCTAGA